ACCAGAAGTAAGTGACGGTACTTGTTGATAAACATCAATATCTACTATAGCAGCAGAAGTTACTTTAGGTCTATATCCCATCATATATGCTAGGGAATATAAATTATTTTTTTGTTTAGCATACTGTAAAAAAGTTTCTTGGAGCTGATTATCTAAATAAAAAGATAAAACATCTCCAACATAAGAAGCCATTTCAATAAACATACTACCTGGACTAGCCTGGGTAAAATCATTATATACTGTTGGATAGTATGCTTTTGCATATTCTATCAAATCAGATTTGAATGAACTAAAATCTTTATTTAAATACTTAATATCAATTTCGTTAGCCATTTTTTACATATTTTGTATAGTCAGTATAACTGAATCATTTTCATTTGATCTTAATAATCGATAACTAAATTTTATATTTATTGAATTATAATCAGGATCTCCTATAATATCTAATTGAGTAATTTTTATTTGCGGAAAATAGTTTTCCATCTGAGTAGTTATGGACTGCTTTAGATCTTCAAATGCTTCCTGATTTATTTGCTCAAATAATCTAGATCTTAATCCAGCACCAAAAGTAGGATTAAAAGGTCTTTCTTTAGGATCTGTAAGTAGATAGTTTATTATATTATATTTTGTTTGTTCTTTTGTTGTATAAACAGAAGAAAATACTCCGTCTGTAGAAAATGGTATTTTTACACCAATTCCGGTAGATGGTTTAAGGTCTAAAGGCGATATTTTTTTTAATCCGTATGCCATTAAATTTGTCCTTGGGCTTTAAGTTTTGACATAAGTCCTGAGAAATCTGGTACTTCATTTATCTGTACTGCATCTAAATTTGAACTAGCCCTAGCTGTTCCAAGCATACCTTCTACAGATCCTACGCTAACCTCCGCTGGTTGGAATGCCATGGTTGGACTAACATGATCAGTACTAAATGACATCATATTCTCTGAAACCATACTCATAGCTGTCTCATTTAATAAACTTGCCATAGGATTATTTCCTTGAAATTTAACACCAGCAACTAGATTAGATCTATTTGTATTAAGTGTACCTGGTATTTTTGTTTTAACCTCTTCTTGTAGTGCTTTTTTCTGATCTACATAAACTGGTTGTTTGATCTCCTTTAACATTTTAGGGAGTTCTTCCTTTAGAACCGCACGGAGTTCTTCTCGGATCAATTTTCTTAATAATTCTACTTGTGCCATATCTTATAAATATTATTTTTAACCGTTTTTAAGTTTATTTATTTGGTCGTCTATTTCTTTTATTTTTTTTATTGTAACTGCTGTAATTACAGGATTTATATTAACTGCAAGGGTAAGAGCTAATTTTTTCTTTTCTGCCTCAAGTTCCTCTATTTTTAATTTGTTTGTTTCTGATTGCTTCTCTTTAATAATATTACTAGTGTATTTACCATTTGGATCTGCCTTCTTTAGATCAGTAGAAAATTGTTTATTTTGAATAATCATCATCTTTCTAATTCTTCTTTTAAGTGCTTTACCACCTGGTAGATTATTAACAAAAGCATTAAGACCAAGGCCTTGATCTGGATCTGTATTATCGGCATCATCTAATCCTGAATTAATACTACTGAGTTCTATATCATTTATATTGATATCTATGTCTCCTATATAATTTAGTGAATCATTCATTATTGCTATATCATCAAGAGACATTGTACTTAAACTTGAATTAACTAAACCTTTAGAAACTAAAAGAACTTTTACTTCGTTTATTATTATTTGATCTAATGATGCAAAAGTTGGAGTAGTTTGGACTGATAAAACACCATTTAAATCTAAAGCCACTCCGTATCTTCTTTTTAATCCGACACCCTGATCAGTTATTTCTTCATCAACTATTTTTATTTGATATTGTCCAAAAGTATTATTTAATTTATTTTTATTTGTTTCATATTCATTAACAAATTTTTGTAAAGAATTTGCTGTATCTACTAAATTATTTATAGTGTCTTTAACTTCTTCTGCTAAACTAGGATCTACATTATCACAATTTTCTATATTAAGTAAAATTAATTCTAGTTTACCAATAATATTAGCCATTCCCGCTACTAAACTTACAGCAAATAAAGAAAGATAGCTTAATACTGAGTTAAGTTGTCCTAATCTTCTTATTAATCTTTTTTGACCTTGCTCACGTAGTGTCTCATTAAATTTATCAGAAAAACCTGTAGTAACTCCAACACTAGTTCCAATATTTGGTATTGGAAGAGCTAAAAAGAATGCTTTAATTATATTAAATACCCAAACTAATCCTATCATTAACTTAATAAGAAATTGTGCTGAATTTATATACCCTACAATTTTTCTACCTATAGAATTAATATTATTAGCTGTTTTTAATATAGATTTTAATGTAGGTATAAGTTTATTTATAGGTATTAATTGACTTAGTCTAGATATCTCATTAGAAACTGCACCATTTGTAAAAGTATCTGCTAAACTAACTACTGAAGATACTGAATTTAATCCTTGAATAGCAATAGAAATACCTCTTATTTTATCTACATAACTTATAATTTTTTGTAATTCTGAATTAGGAACTTGTCTAATATCTGTGTATTTATTAAATACTCCTAAAGAATTTTGTAAAAAATTATTAAATATAGATAGTTGAGGAAAAGCATTAGTTAAATCTGGATCATTTAAACCTGTTGACGGACTTAATAAAGAATCAAATATATTAGATATTTCTTTTGTTAAAGTATAAAGACCTAATTTACTTTCAGGATTTTGTGCGTCTCCATATTTTTTATAATAATCGTCTATATAAGTTTGTATATCAAATGCCTTTTTTTGTATTTGCCATTTTTTTTTACCTAGTGAATCTGTTGGTGGATTACTTTTAGGATCAAATTTTTTCCCTCCAGGTACTTGATTTATAGCGTAGTTTACAAGATTACAAAAGTCAACACTGGCAACTACTTCAAGTAATTTAATTATTCCTTTATCTAAAGCTTTTTTAATTGGATTAATCTCATTTTCAGATACTGAATATTTTCCATATAATAATTGGTCTGTTTTTGTTTGTGCATCAATTATAAAAAATGTTGTAAGACCGATTGCTTTTTCTAATCCTTTTGCATACGTTAGATTTATATCTAAATTTCCACCAAACATACCTTTTCCTAGATTTGCTATTCTAGGATTATTTATAGTATCCATTTTAGCTTTAATAGTAGGATCTAATTTAGCGGTCACATTTGTAGGCGCACTAATTTTTGTATTTGGAGTTATTCGATCTGGCATTGTTATTTTGTAAAAGTATTTTTAGACAAAATAGAATCCGCAACTAATCTATTTTTTAAAGTATCAGCAGCATTATATAATAGTTTACCTGCTCCAGCTATACTTTGCATAGTAGCTCCCAAAGTAGCATTTTCAGAAGATGCCTTTTTTAATTCTGCACCTGCCTGCATAATAGAATCTAATAAAGATTTTAATTCTTGAGTTAGTGTTCTTCCTAATACAACAGGTTCTCCTAATGTTTTTGCTTCATGCCCTAATTCTATATTAGGAGAATCTATTTTAACCCCTTCTAATGCATCAAGATTTATAGTTTTTGTAGAAGATAATGAAACGGCTTGTTTACCAAATAAAAATATAGCATCAGTTTTAGAATGCAGCGTTACTCTATCTGATGATATTATAATTTGATTACCTTTATATGGAAATTCTGGTTTAAACATTATTTATTAGCGTTTTCATCTTGGAATTGTGCAGAAACTATTTCGTCTGATATAGGTGGTTTTACTAATTCTATAGGAGTTTGTATTATAGCACCCGTACTTGTTCTAAAAGATGCAAGAGGAAATAAAGTTAAGTCTTCTATATTTATTTCTTGTCCTGCTGTTAAATATATTGACGATTTATCTTTATTTATATCCTCTACTATTGGATCAAATTTACTTAAAGTTTTATTTTGTCCTTGACCATTAACAATAATAGTTATAGGATCACCATTATTTCCAGAATTAGACCAATTATTACTTTTTTTCATTACTGGAACTGTACTACCAAATCTTATTGATTGTCCAAATCTAGATTCTAGTATTGTATCTCCTTCAAAAGGTTGTAAATTTCTTACGTTGTCTTTTTCTTGTAAAGTATATCCTAAAGGTAATTTAGGTCCTTTAACAGCCGATCCTTGATAGTTAGGTTGATTAGAAAATTTATTCAAAAATTTAGCATATTCGGACATATTAGGAAAAGCAGAGTGATTAACATGATTCCAAATATCATAGGGAGGAAAATAAAAAAACTTTTGTCTAGAAAAATTATCGTTTAATCCATCAGTAGGTCCGGCTACTATTAATACTATTTCATTTACTGCCGGATATTGCTTTATAAAACTAAATATAGGCCAAGCTGGTTCTGATACTTCATTTGATTTGGAAGTAGATAAACTTGAATATAATATTTCGTATTTTATTTTACCTATATCACTAGGATTTTTATAATCAGGAGTAGGAAGAGTGCTATTTCCTATATAAGGACCCATAACAATAGATTTAACTCTACCTATTTGAAAGTATTGACCTCCTAATTTTGAAAGATCAGAATCTGTTTTATTTCCAAATACGTATCCCATTATGCGCTAGGTAGTTGTTTAGGATCTTTAACTTTTAATGTTGTAACTTCACTAAATAACTGTTCTATATCCTTTTCAGTAAGGACTCCATTATCTTCAGCGCCTTCTTTTTTAGAGTCAGCAGAGTCTTTTTGAAATACTGTTAGTAGTTTCATTAGAACTTCATCGTTTTTTAGGCTAGAATCAAAGAATCCTTTCAATAGAGGGACAATAACAATAGCATCTCCAGGCGTTTCAATCATGTCTGTTAGCCTCAAAATCTCATCTCGTAGTGTTTTATCTTGATTTTTATGCTTGTTATAAACCTCTTCTACGAGGTCTGAAATGGTTTTATCCTTGAAAATGACTTTATCTAATTCCATAAAGGTTTAGAATAAATATTTAGTAATCATTATTTTCTAAATAGTTGTCAAGGATTCGTTTATATATAGTTTTTAGGCGCTTTATTACTTTGGTTATTGTATTAGATTGTGCGTCTGTCATCTCTTTT